GGGAATGTGACCAATTCGGCAATACAATTTCAGAACAATGGTGCTCCTTCGAGACAGCAGTTCAGCACTGGGAACTCGTGCAATGGAAGCACTATGACATTCAGCCCATTTTACATGGGAAATGATGTACAACCTGAAACTGAAGACGGATATGTCATAAACGAAAATTGGGGATTTCAAATTAATTTTATGGTCCCCTTAAATAGAGATCTGACTAGACAATGTGAACGCATAGCTGCGTTACATGAAAGGAATATGAAACTCTCTCAAGAAATGACCAGAGCAATCAAATGTGCAGAACTACAGCGTAAAGGTTTTACCTTTCGTCCAGATTCTGATGCTGCCGACTTGTGCTCTGATGTCGTACCCATCCAATTAGTAAATAAATCCAATTGACTTTTCAAGAAATACCCCCAGCTCCTCCACAAATAGTCGATGAATCATTAGGGGAGGGAATTGTCGTTATAGATAATTTTCTTCCACCAGATGATTTTTATAATTTTGCTCAGAATGCAATGACCCAAAGTGCTTACTTGCCATGTGATTTTACGGCAGATCGTATGGAAAATGATGGAAGTATACAAATGTGTGGAGACGTATTGATTCCTGTAGATAAGAAAAAAATACATGAAGTTATGTGGCAATCAGCACTTTATGCAAGACATGATTCACACGTAACTATCTCTAATTTCTATCTACTTAAAGAAGATGATATCAATGAGATTTTAAAAAAGTTGAATGTCAAAAAGTTATGGATGATGAGAATCAATTGTACCGCTGGTCAATACGAACCTCATAAAGGAGCATTCCATAAAGACTTTCATACACCCATGATGGAAAAAGCAGTTGAGACTGCAATCCTTTATTTAAATACCAATAATGGTGGCACTCAATTCTTTGATGAAAACGGTCCTATTGTTAAATCTAAATCAAATAGATTAGTTAAATTTCCTACGAAAACTTTTCATGCAGGAATCTGGTGTACAGACGCAAAACTAAGACACGTTTTAAATATTAATTACGAAACAAACTAAAAATTACCCAAGAAAAAATTATGTTAGCAATCCTTAAGCCATTCGTGCTCACTGCACTTAAGTCACCAAAATTCAAAACTTTTGTAGTTGAATTATTGGAAAAACTTGTAGCACAGACTGATAACGAATTGGACGATACCGCCCTAAGAATAGTTAAAAAAGGTTTAGGAGTCCAATAATGCCATACAAATTAATTGATAAGCATACTGGTAAAACAGTTGGTACTTATGTAAGAAGTAGTACCGCTCATAAAAAAAAAAACGCCAAAGATAATGAATACGGTGGATACCGGTTTACTGTAAAAAGAATATGAAAAAGGCAACTGAAGAACAGTTCAATGAACTTCACCAGTTAGTCACAACAGAGTTTTTAAACAGAGTCAAGAGTGGTGAAGCTACCACTCAAGACCTAAAAGCAGCCTGTGATTGGCTGAAGACAAATGATATAAGCGGTGTTGCCTACGATGGTAATCCACTATCAAAGTTAGCTCAAGTATTACCCGAAATAGATCCAGAGTTAGTTCAAAGGAGGTTATATGGCAGCCCAATCAACAAGTGATTACTACAAGGAAAATCCGATAGCTGCGGCGAAGCGGCGTAAACAACAAGCTAAATACAACAAAACAGACAAAGGGAAAAAGTTAATTGCTAATGCTCAAAAACTCAGAGCCAAATTAAAGATACCTAAAGGTTCGAAAATGGATGCTGCTCACTGGCCGAACAGTACAACCAAAGGAAGAGCACAACACAGATCTATTAATAGAAAAAGCAGACTTAAAAGCCGTACAGCATGACCCCCTTACTACCTAGCCCAAAACATTACCTATACAACTTAATAACCATGACAAGTCCTGACGCTAAGAAGCTCTGGAGAAGAGCTATTAAAGAGCACTTCAATTGTCAATGTGTTTATTGCGGAAAAACTTATGAACTTAATGAACTTACACTCGATCATGTCAAACCTCGTAGCAAAGGTGGAGAAGATCTTACAAGAAATGTCGTTTCCTGTTGCAAGAAATGTAACCAAGGTAAAGGTAGCAGTCATTGGCTCGGATGGTGTCGTCAGACATTTGGATGCAGACCTATTCGAGAAAAGAGAATACTAGATCATATTGCATATGAGTGATACTTTAACCGCCTTACAAGGCGACTTTAAGCTGTTCCTACAAGCACTGTGGGATCAGCTTGATCTACCCCAACCGACAAGAGCACAATATGCGATAGCTGATTACCTACAATCCGGTCCTAAACGTTTACAAATTCAAGCGTTTAGGGGCGTAGGTAAAAGCTGGATTACAGGTGCTTTTGTCTTATGGACTTTATTTAAGAACGCAGAAAAGAAAATAATGATAATTTCCGCTTCTAAGGAGAGAGCGGATAACATGTCGATCTTCTTACAAAAACTTATTATCGAAACTCCATGGCTTTCTCATTTACAACCCAAGTCAGACGATGCAAGGTGGTCCAGAATAAGCTTCGATGTGAACTGCTCACCTCACCAAGCTCCAAGCGTAAAGTCGGTGGGCATCACTGGTCAGCTCACCGGAAGCAGGGCAGACCTTATGATCTTGGACGACATCGAGGTTCCAGGAAATTCCATGACGGAGTTAATGCGTGAGAAGCTTCTTCAACTCTGCACCGAAGCCGAATCAATCCTTACGCCGAAAAACGATAGCCGTATTATGTATCTCGGGACTCCTCAGACTACTTTTACTGTTTATCGTAAGCTGGCAGAGCGGAATTATAGACCATTTGTCTGGCCAGCAAGATTCCCAAAAAACTCAACACCATACGAAGGATTATTAGCTCCACAGCTACAAGAAGACATAGATAATGGTGTACAAGCAGGAGAATGTACAGACCCAGATCGATTTAATGATGAAGATCTTGTAGAAAGAGAAGCAGCAATGGGTAGAAGCAACTTCATGCTTCAATTCCAACTTGATACAACCTTAAGTGACGCTGAGAAATTCCCATTGAAAATGGCTGATCTGGTTATAACCTCAGTCAATCCGAAAGAGGCTCCAGACAACGTTATATGGTGCTCAGATCCACGTAATGTTCTAAAGGATTTACCTACAGTAGGACTTCCTGGAGACTACTTCTACAGCCCTATGCAGCTGCAAGGAGAGTGGACTCCATACCAAGAGACAATTTGTGCTGTCGATCCTTCCGGACGTGGAACCGATGAGACATCAGCTTGCTATTTATCTCAAAAAAATGGCTTCCTATATCTACATGAAGTGCGAGCCTACAGAGATGGATACAGTGACACGACTTTATTAGACATACTTAAAGGTTGCAGGAAATATAATGCCAGCACCTTAGTAATTGAAACGAACTTCGGAGACGGAATAGTCAGTGAACTTTTTAAAAAACATATTCAACAAACCAAACAGTCAATATTCATTGATGAAGTTAGGGCAAATGTTAGGAAAGAAGATAGAATCATTGACTCTCTTGAACCTGTTCTTAATCAACATCGTCTTATTGTTGACCGTGGTGTTATTGATTGGGACTACAACTCAAACAAAGACCTCGCCCCAGAACAAAGGCTTCTATACATGCTGTTCTACCAAATGAGTCGGATGTGTCGTATGAAGTTTGCTGTGAAACATGATGACAGACTTGATTGTCTGGCTATGGCAGTTAAATACTACACAGATGCTCTATCAATATCAGCTCAAGAACAGATCAACCTACGTAAACGTGAAGAGTGGGATGACATACTACAAGGCTTCCTAGATGACCCTCAGTCAAGTGCTAATCACCTAGTCTTAGGCTTAGACGTAGACCAAAGACAACAAGCAAGAGGTAATGCTACCGGAAACTCAGTCCCCACCTGGTAAATTTAGAGGTCGGAATAGAAGGGGAAGGGAGAAGGGTGGACTCCTTTCCCTGTAAAGGGGAGACAATCTCCCTTTTACCTATATCCTCAGTGAGACGAAGTCGAACGGGTGAATGGATATCTTAAAACACTTCCCCCATCTACCTAAACTAAGTTTGGGAAGGGATAGTGATATTACATGTTATACGTATATTAGTATGCCTAAGTTGAAGTTAAATATCTTCCAACGTATCTATAAGAGTTTGAAGACTCCTTGGCTACCTGTTAACTATTTGATATTAGGATTCCTCATCGGATTAGAGGAACAGTACATTGATTTCAAAGCTAAACAGACTGTAGATGATGCGATTAAGAAGTATAAGAAAGAGAATGTATTCACTAAGGTAACTAAACCTGAAGTGGTAATGAGGGAAACGGATAGCGGTTGGGAAATGTCTATAGGGGATGTCGATAAAAAATGACATAAATTTCTGAAGGCATAAATAAACGCCTCCCCAAGGACGGATTCCCCTGCGCCGCCCTCTGTTTTTGCGTGCGCTAGTCTCTTAGACTGGCTCACATTAAGGCTATAACTGGGTTTTCAGCGATATTTTTGCAGATTTCTAACTATTTTTCCTATTTTGGCTGGGTCTGGGCTGGTTTTGAGTGGATCGGCTGGCCGCTGAATTTTCTGGCTAGGTAAGTGGGGATCTGTAAGGCACACATAACATATAAAAAGAATAATTAGGCTAATTGTTTAGAATCGCTGAGATCCATTGCTATACCTGGAGTTTGGGGAAATCGATGCATTAAAGTGTTCGGTTAACCGTAATAACATTAATTGGATTCATTAGTGCAACTAATTTATAATTGAATTAATTACGTTGATTGTTTGACTGACTACAGCAAACAGCGAGCCGTAAGGTCTAACCGGCGCAACCGGAAATAAATAAAAGGCTTAACAACTGTCTTGAGTAATTGTTACCGCTTCCGAAGCGTTTGAAATATCGGACTATTTGAAGTGATAGAAAGACAGGCTTTCACTATGGTTCGAGTCCATAGCTATCAATTAGTAAATTTAATTATTTACTAAGTTGCAACTTATTAAACTTTTTAAAATGTTTATTACTATTCCATTTAGAACATCACGCTGTACCGAATTTATTGCTGTTAATCCAGTTAATCAAAAGGTCATTGTTAGATACATGGGCGGTGCTGAGTATTTATTTAGAAATGTTTCTAGAAGAAAGATTATAAATTTAATGCTTAATCCGAATATGTCTTTAGGTTTTTGGAATAAGTCACTAAAAAAGAATGCTATTAAATACAATCCCAAGGTCAAAACTAAGAGAATGACTTATGAATTCGTTTCAATCTCGCCGTCATCTAATTGGCTGCCTGTTTCTCTTTCTAATTGATCCACTAAGGAGACTATAAGCAATGGCATTTATGGAAGTGATCGACTTGAACGGTGACTCTAAGCTTTATAACTTAGAGGAACTAAGTCAAGAACAATTCTCCGAGGTTATTAAAAGTAATCTCGATAACTTATTTAATTTTCGCTCAACTGATCCACTAAGGAAACAAATAGAGCTGTTCCCAATTAAAAAGAACTTATGAAAGTTTTAGTAGCTTGCGAGTATTCCGGCGTTGTTCGGGATGCTTTCACACTACGTGGCCACGATGCCACGTCATGCGACTTCTTATCGAGTGACAGCCCAAAAGGTAAACACTACAAGGGAAACATGTTTGACCTTGTATATCATCCCAATTATTGGGATTTGATAATAGCTCATCCGCCTTGCACTCACTTAAGTGTAAGCGGTGCGGCTAAGTGGGCGGAGAAAGTAAAAGACGGGAGACAACAAGCGGCTATCAAATTTGTTGAACGGATCTGGGATCTATTCAATAAGTCAACGGCTCGGCTCTGTATAGAGAATCCTGTTGGTGCTCTCTCTAGTCGCTCGAAGTTAGGTAAACCGACTCAATACATTCAGCCGTACATGTTCGGAACACCGGAACAAAAGAAGACAGGTCTTTGGTTAAGGAATCTTCCAAAACTAAAAGCCACTAATTTGATTGACGTTTCGGGATTACCAAAGAAAGAAGTACAACGCTTGCACTATCTTCCGCCGTCTAAGGACCGCTGGAAGTTGCGAAGCACAACTTATAAATCCGTTGCCAAGGCTATGGCCGAGCAATGGGGATAAATGAAAAAAAGAATACAAGGCTTTTAGGACGGTTCGATTCCGTCCTTTTCTATTGCCGCTCAATGAGAGCGGTTTTTACTTCAAATGGTTTTGGTTCACATTACTAAAAAATCAAGCAATCGGAAAATAGGAGACATACCGTGTTCTATTTCCGAAGAAAGTTCTTGCAGTCCAACATGCCCTTTTCTTAATTCTGGATGTTATGCGAAAACTGGTCCAGTGTCTTGGCATTGGAAAAAAGTTAGTAACGGTACTCAATCAAACTTGACGGACTGGTCCGGACTCTGTTCTTTTGTAGAGAATTTAGATGACGGGCAATTAATGCGAATTAATGTCGCTGGTGATTTAATTCACAAGAACGGGGATATTGATAGATCAGCATTAAAACAATTAGTCAAGTCAAATAAGAATAAGAAAGCATGGACTTATACTCATCATAAAATGAGCCGTGATAATTTCGATGCTGTAAAGCATGCGAATGAAAACGGATTCACAATAAATGTTTCTACTGAATCACTTGTTAAAGCTGATAGAGTTATTGACTTAAAACTACCAGCGGTAACAGTTATTAGTAGTGATAATGATGCTGTTAAGCCTTTCAAGGGCTCAGACAATCGGACTTACTACAAGGTAACTAAACAGTTAAGAACGCCTAAAGGTCGCCGAGTTGTGGTCTGCCCAGCTCAAACGACTGAAAGCGGCGTTACTTGTAAGACGTGCAAACTCTGTACACGCCAAAGAGATTTCGCCGTAGCGTTTGTTGCTCATGGAAATCAAGTTAAGAAAGTCAATGACGTTCTTTCATGAGTAAGCGTAAAAACTGCCCACGACTTGATAATAAAAGGTATTTAATTAGAGCTCTTGTCTTAAGTGTTACCGCACCTACTGATAAGGACTGTTTAAATGCTGTCAAGTTGGCCGATACTATTGCTGCCACTCTCAAACAATATGAGATTAAATATTGCAAGAGAGAGGCGGCAAAAGTTTTAAATTATCTCGGATTAAAAGCCCCGTAAAAAGGGCTTTTTTTTAGTCCTTTTTTTTTGTGCCATACGCAAGGACGCAAGGACGCAAGGACGCAAGGACGTACTACCTTTATTTTTTTTGTGATGTGAACCTGGAAATCAAGGACGTACCAACTTCAATATGAATCAAACAAACTTTGTCACTGGGGTCTATGAGATTGCATGGCAATCGAACCCAGATCTCAATAGTGGCTCAACTTTCCAGGAAATACTGGAAGAGTTGAAGAGTATGAAAGATAAAGCCATGCGCATGGATATCTTAGTTAGTTCTTTAAGAACAGAGACTAAGCGTCCGTCTCTTAGAGAGACGCAAGCATTAAGGCAAGGACAGATCTAACTTCTTGACAATACCTGACTGTCAATAAACCCTCCGAACAAGGAACAGGCATTCACACTAAATTTACCGCTCATGCAAACTTATCAAGTTGAATACACGGTAATCGGAGATAATCGTTGGCACCTAATAGATGCTGATGATTTTGAAGATGCTGCATGGATAGCTAAAAATTGGACTACATCCAATGGCTATGAATTGGTCAATGTAAAACCACTACAAGTTGAGGAAACTTAAATGCGACGTAAACCATATAAGAGGAATAGATATTTTCCTAATAATGTAAGAGCAATACAAGAAGCTCCAGATAACATTTTCGTACCTGTTCCTTTTGATGAGTTTATTCAATGGAAAGTACATGGCTATGAGCTACCTGAAAGTGTCTATTGTTTAATGCGAATAAAAGACACAGATACTGGCAAGATAGAAGAACGTTATTACAACACTGTCTATCACGCTAAGAAAAGGCTTAGTAAGTGTATCGAAGCTGGTAAAGAAATCACAATGGTATCTATGGAGGGGTGTTATCACCTACGACCAGAGGATATATTCTTAGACTTTAATAACGATGAAAAAAAGAACATTTGAAAGACGGCTATCTGGTTTAATAGCCGAGGTTAACAATCATTCACATGTTGAAGAGATTCTTAACATTATACAAGAACAGGTGCTGGATGATACACACCAGATCGCCATATCAAGACAACCGTTGCACTAGCGAAACCATTAATGTAACTTGATTTCTAACTGGATCGTAAGGTCGAAACGATTTTCATTTTCATTATTAAATAATGCAACTTTTTTCTAAAGGCGGTCTATATATAGGTATAGATGATCACAAGTTTACTGACATTTCAATTCATATTTGGAAATTTAGGCTAGAGTACTGTCAAGAACCACCCAAATCCAGTGAATCCACTACGGAGACAGGAGACAGACCAGCAAGTTCTTAAGTTACTACACGTATTGCAGTTAATTAGAGAGCTTGAACCGGAGAAAGCGAAGGTTAATGAATTACCAATCCAAACATTAACCTGTTTGATGTATGTAGCCAGTCACGATGGCTGCCATAAACAGGCAATGGAAGAGGATCTAAATATGAATAAAGCTGCTGGCAGTAGAAACACCGACTGGCTTGCTAGGATGCATCGACTTGGTAGGCCAGGACTGAATTTAATCACAAAGGAGGTAGACAATTCCGACAAAAGACGCTCGGTTTTAAAGCTTACTCGTAAGGGTAAGGACTTAGTACACAAAATCACCCGAATACTTTATGACAACTGATCCTGAGATTAGAACTTGGGGACAGGCTTTGGACTATGACTTAAAACGTAATCCATCTCATAAGCCAACTAGGAGTGGACACAATACATTTCTTTCACACTGCAATTATTTCACCTCATTAAATGGCAGATCTTTTCCTTGTAAAAGGATAACTCAAGATACCATTGATGATATGTATGATGCTGTTAGAGATGAAAGAGGAGTAGTTGATGCTACTGCTAACCGTTATATGTCCTCAATCAAAGCCGTGCTGAATTATGCACATAAAAAAAAGAAACTTCCGAATAAATTCGACTTTATCAAACTTCCTGAAGGGGATAGGGGTAGACCAGATTGGTATGCCAAAGAGACAGTCGATGAATATGAACGTATTGCAAGGAGTCACCTATTTTGGAGAGATGATCTTGCAGACATTGCAGTATTCGGAGCTTATGTAGGAGCTAGACAAGCTGAAATCCTAAAGATCAAAGCTATTGATGTAGATCTTCATTCCTATGACGGGAAGGGGTCTGTATATATAGGGGGTCGTCCTGGATTTTCAACTAAAAATAGCGATTGGAGAGAAGTTCCAATGCATCCTAGAGTTCGAAAGATTGTTGAGAAACGTCTTGAGAATGCGAGATCATCTACCAGAATATTTGGTGACGAATGGTCTAACAAGGACGTGCTCTTGCGTCATTTTAGAAAAGTGTTATCTTTTATGAACCAGCCACCTGTGATGAATTTTCATCATCTACGCCACTCATTTGGAGTTTGGCATGCTGAAGGTGGTACACCAATGAGAACTTTAATGGAACTCATGGGTCACAAAACTATCGAAACTACACTTATTTATGCAAAAGTTTCTGATAGAGCCAGAGCAAATGCAATGGCAAACATATAAGTCACACTAAGACTGACGAGGACTGATCCTTTAAAAAAACAGTTATTCAGTTTACGAAAAGCCTGAAAATAGGGCGTAAACAAGCACCCAGACTATTTGAAAAAGTACGGAGGGGGTGGGATTCGAACCCACGGTGCCCTTGCAGACACGCTAGTTTTCAAGCCTGACCATAACTGAATAGCACATGTGGATCAGTTAACGTTTAATCGTTGACTGGTCCTTATTTTATTGGGTAATAGATCCACTAATGTCTCGGTTTTGACCGCAAACCCTAGACTAGCGACACTTATTATGCCTACACCATCACAAATTGATGAGCAAGTTCGGTTAGAAAGAGATCAAATAAAACAAGGAATTAATCTTTTAAATGACAATACAAAGAGTTTAGAAAAAAAATCTTATTCATCTTCTTCTATATATGGCATTACTTCAATTCGAGAGTTACTGCCAATCGTAACGGAAGAGATTGAATCATGTAAGAAACTACTTAAAAGAGGTCATAACGGCGTAGCGTTTAAAGAAGTACATCAGTATATAGAGAACGTTGATTCAGGAATACTGGCTGCAATTACATGCAAAGTATTAATTGATAAGGTCTTCAGTACTAAAGATAAAAGTAATTATTTAAGCCATATTTCTTCTTCTATTGGCAGTGCTGTGGAAGACGAATGCCACATTACTTTCTACGAAACTACAGTCCCTGGCTTGCTTAATCACATTTCAAAGAATTATTGGCACAAGGCTTGTGGTACTCATCAGAGGATAGTTGTTCTTAGAACCTTGATGAATCGATATGGAGTCGAGACATGGAAGAGATGGAATGCTGCCGTAAGAGTACGACTTGGTACATGGTTATTACACCGTGTAATGTCTACCTGTAATTGGTTTGAAAAGAAGAGAATACATCAAGCCGGAAGTAAATTTCCAACTGTAATAGTTCCAACGGAAGAGTATCTAGCAATAAAAGAAAAAATAATGCAAGATGCTGAGTTATTTGCACCGTTAGCATACCCAATGTATATCGAACCAAATGACTGGACTAATGAAAGAAAAGGAGGATATTTACTAAATGAGGTGATGAGAGGTCATCACTTAGTACGACAGGGAGAGGTCGGAATAGTACAGGGAGAATTACCACTTAGATTTTTAAATAAAATTCAAAAAGTTGGTTATAGAATAAATCCCTTTACTTATGAAATAGCACAAGAGCTACTTCAAAGAGGTATAGCAGTTGGAAAGTTTATTCCAATTGTAGAAATACCAATGCCTGTTAAACCATTTGATATAGATCACAATAAAGAAAGTAGAAAATCTTACTGTAGAGAGACAGCAGAAGCTAAGAATAAACAAGCTTTAGTTTATCAAGCTAGTTGTAGAACTAGGAAACAAATGGAAGCAGCTCGTCTATTTATAAATAGAAAACGCTTCTTTATTCCTTGGAATTATGATTGGCGTGGTAGATGCTATCCCATCCCCACTTATTTAACGGTCCAAGATACGGACTTCGGGAAGTCACTCTTAAACTTCGCTGATGCAGCTGAAGTTACAGAAGAATCTAAGAAATGGATAGAGTTTCAAGTTGCTACTACTTATGGTTTAGATAAGGCGACCATTTCAGAACGACTGGAATGGGCAAGAAACAATCACGCATTAATAACAAGAATAGCTACAGATCCTATAGGCAATCTCAGTGAATGGGAAGGTGTTGAAGAGCCGTGGCAATTCGTTAGTGCATGTGATGAAATGTACCACTGCATCATTAAAGGAGATCGAAAGACAACCCGATTAATGATCGCAATTGATGCAACAGCATCGGGGATTCAAATACTCTCAGGACTTTGCAAGGATAAACAAGCAGCAATGCTATGTAATGTATTACCGTCAGATGAACCGGTTGATGCTTATAAGATCGTTGCTGAAGAATCAAAGCCACAAATTCCTGTAGTCTTACATCCTCATTGGGATAGGAAATGTACCAAAAGAACGGTCATGACTATTCCTTATAATGCCAAACCTTTTAGTAATAGGACATACATCAAGGACGCTCTTAAAGAGAAAGGTGTAGAGATAACTAAAGATGATTTAACTCAAACCGTAACTGCCGTAAGGGATGCCATGGAAATTGTAATTCCTGGACCCATGGCTCTCATGAGATGGATCGAGAAAGAGGTATCTAAAACTATTAGAAGAGGCGTAGAGAAAGTTCAATGGGTGACACCTTCAGGCTTCGTGGTATCGCAAAGATACATGAAGAAGGAAGTAGTCGAAATAAAAATGAAACTATTAGGACGCTGTGAAATACGAGTGGCTACAGATGATTCCAATGAAGTTGACATTCTAGGTCATAAGAATGGAACAGCTCCTAATCTCATTCATTCTTTAGATGCAGATACTTTGAGGTTTACTGTTGATAAATTTGATAAACCCATAGCTTTAATTCATGACAGTGTTCTTTGTAGAGCTACTGATATGACTGAGTTGTCAGTAAAAGTTCGAGAAGCTTACAGGCTCATATTTACTGAACATGACTATATAAATGATTTTGCCAAAGCAATTGGAGCAGAGTCAGAACCACCAATAATCGGGGACTTAGTTCCCTCAGACGTAATTAATTCCACTTATTTTTTCTGTTAATGAGAAACATCCACTTAACACAAGAACCAGTCACACTAACTGGTTTCCAAGCAATACTTAAACCAAGTAAGTTTGGTTATTCACTTAAAGCATTAGTTGGTCCAGAGATCATTGAAGCTCTTGAGAAAGAAAGAGAAGACTGCATTAAATGGTGCGAGTCTAAGTTAACTAAACCAAAAAACAGATGTGTCTTAAGACCTGAACCTTGGGAAGAGGTAGAACCAGAGCAATACACTGTTAAATTTTCATGGGGTGAAGATAAATGTCCTCCCGTTGTAGATACAGAAGGTACACCAATTACTAATTTAGATACTCCTGTTTACGAGGGCTCTAAGGTAAAAATTGGATTCCATCAAAGACCTTACGTTATGAGAGATGGTGTAACTTATGGAACATCACTCAAATTAAGCGGAGTACAAGTTGTAAGCATTCAAAGTGGAGCTGGAGTTGATACTGGCGACCTAGATGAAGAAGGTGTAGCTGAGTTATTTGGTAAGACAGCTGGATTTAAAACTGATGATCCTAATGTAACTCCAGATCTAGCACCAAGTTCTGTAGAAGAAGACGACTTCTAATGTTTAAATCAGGATTAGAAGAAAAGGTCTCTGATCTCTTATGTGATTTAAAGGTTGACTATGAATATGAAGGTCTTAGTCTTCCTTATACACTCAAGCATTTGTACACCCCTGATTTTGTATTAAAAAACGGGGTCATATTAGAAACTAAAGGATATTGGAGACCAGAAGATAGGAGAAAGATCAGACAAGTAGTAGCCGAGAATCCAGGTATAGACTTGCGTATGGTCTTTCAGGACCCTTATAAAAAGATATCTAAACGTAGTAAGACAACATATGCGAAATGGTGCTCACGTTATGACATCAAATGGTGTGCCTTCCATGCCATACCAGTGGACTGGTTGACATGACTGAAAGCGAATTTATACAACATCAGCCATGCCCAGCGTGTGGCTCATCTGATGCACTGGCTGTATATACAGATGGGCATACCTTTTGTTTTAGTTGTCAGACTAGAACAGCTGGAGATGGGCAAGAAAAAAAACTACCCATGAACACAAATGTACAATTCAAAGGCGAGGCTCAAGCCCTTAAGAAAAGGAAACTCAGCCAAAAGACATGTGAGAAATACAAGATCTATAGAGACGAGACACACTTACGCTTCCCTTATTTCGACAGCTCTGGATGTATTAAGGGATTCAAGACAAAAGATAAATTAAAAAATTTCAAATATGAAGGAGTTTCCACTGATACCTTATTCGGTCAGCATCTCTTTCCTACTACTGGTAAACGTATTGTTATTACTGAAGGTGAATTAGATGCTGCGAGCTGTTATGAAGCTATGGACGGCTGGCCGATGGTCTCGCTCGGACATGGAGCAGCGTCAGCTAAAAAGGACTTACAAAAACAAATACCTTTACTACAAGGCTATGAGGAGATCGTATTATTCTTCGACAATGACGATGCCGGAAGACGAGCTGTCGATCAAGCAGCGTCAGCCCTCCCACTCGGTAAAGTCAAGATTGCGAGATTGGAGCAATACAAAGATGCGTCAGATGCACTCCAAGCCAATGATGCGGAAGCTATCCGCAGGGCTATCTGGGATGCGAAGCCGTATCAACCGGATGGCATCGTTGATGGGAAGACATTACTAGATCAAGTAACGACTCCCAGTCCACCTTGTAATCACTCATATCCCTTTCCAGGACTGCAATCTATGACTCATGGCATACGCTATGGGGAGCTAACCACTATAACAGCAGGGACTGGTCAAGGTAAGAGTACCTTCTGTAGGCAACTCGCAACTGAGTTGTTAAATGAAGGAACTAAAGTCGGGTACATCGCATTAGAAGAATCTAACAGGCGAACAGCTTTAGGACTTATGTCAGTAGCTGTGGGTAAAGCCCTGCACTTAGGCGAACATGAATATTCCACCTTAAAAGATGCTTACGATTCCACTATCGCTGGTTGGAACCTTTATCTATACGACCATTTTGGTAGTTTATCTTCGGATACTATCTACAGTCGTATTGAATATATGGCTCTGGGCTTAGATACAAAAGTAGTTTTCCTCGATCATTTATCCATATTATTATCCGGACTAGATGGAAGTATGGATGAGAGACGTACCATAGATAAAACTATGACTGACCTGAGAAGTCTGGTTGAAAGAACAGGAATTAAATTATTCTTAGTTTCACACTTAAGACGAGCTCAAGGAGATAAAGCAATAGAAGATGGTCAAAAGGTTTCAATAGGGATGCTTCGAGGAAGTGCATCAATTTCTCAGTTAAGCGATACAGTTTTAGCTTTAGAAAGAGATCAACAGAAACCTGATGATATTTCAATTTTAAGAGTTTTAAAAAATAGATATTCAGGAGAGACAGGAATAGCTGCCTCACTTAAATACGACAAAAACACCTGTAAATTCAATGAAACTACAGACCCCGTTTTCGATCCCAGCACAGACTTCTGAGTTGGATGAATTGAAAAAACCAAACCCACCTACTAAACAGCAGAAAAGAAAAGCAAAGTTTAAAGATAAAACATATGTCGGAAAAACAAATGCTCGTATTTGATTGCGAAACTAACGGACTATTACATGACCTTTCTGAGATACATTGCATCGCCATATACGACTCCCAAAAGGAAGAAACCTTCGTATTTAATAATCAAGGTGGTGACTGCTACCCGATCACGGAAGGTTTGCATTGGCTTACCTCGGCTGATGTTATCGTTGGGCACAATATCATTAATTTTGATATACCTGCTTTACGGAAAACTTATTCTTGGTTTGAGCCTCGTGGTAATGTTCTTGATACTCTTATCATGTCTCGTTTATACCATCCAAACATGATGGATATAGACAAGAGAAGAAATATAGCAAGAATGCCATTACAACTATATGGAAGGCACAGTTTAGAAAGTTATGGATACCGATTAGGAGAATATAAAGGTGAGTTTGGAAAGACCACAGACTGGAAAGAGTGGTCACAAGAAATGCAAGATTACTGCGTCCAAGACGTAAACGTTACCACCAAATTATGCGAACACTTCCGGAAATACCTGATTGGCTCTTACTAGAACATCAGGTAGCTCAAATACTCACAGATCAAGAAATACATGGATGGTCATTTGATGAATCAAAAGGTCAGCAACTTGAGTCACATCTCAGAAGAGAGATGGAAGAAGTTACTGGAATACTTCGAGAACAATTCCCTCTCATTGGCGGAAAAATGTTCACTCCTAAACGAGATAACGCTACACAAGGATATAGAGCAGGAGCAGAACTCCAGCGATTAGTTGAATTTAACCCTACTTCGAGAGATCACATAGCATGGATACTAAAACATCGGCTGAAAATTACTCTGACTCAGACCACGAAAACTGGGAAGATAATTATAGACGAGACTACATTGAAGGAGATCTCGAATCCCTTCTGCAAGTTATGTGCGAAAGCTTTGGATCTAAAAAAGAAGCTCGGAATGTTATCGCAAGGCGTGAACGCATGGCTACGGTTATGTACGACCTCTAGTCGAATACATCACCACTGTTCAGTGGCTACTAACACATTTAGATGTGCTCATAGAAAGCCAAACCTCGCACAGGTTCCAGCTGATAAAGAATTTAGAGAACTATTTACCGCATCCCCTGGTATGACTATGGTTGGGGCGGATTTAAGTGGTATCGAATTAAGAATGCTTGCCCATTACTTAGGTAGATATGACGGAGGTAGATATGCAGATATCCTACTTAACGGAGATATTCACCAAGTAAATGCTGACAAGATTGGCATATCAAGGAGACAAGTCAAGACTGTAACCTATGCCTACTTATATGGAGCTGGAAACCTTAAGTTAGGTCTGAGCTATGATCCACAACTTCCAGAGAGCAAAGCAGCTAAGAAAGGTAAAGAAATAAGAGCAGCTTTTGTTGCTGCCATTGATGGTTTAGCTGACCTACAGAAGGCAGTAGTAGCAAAAGGTTCTAATGGTTATCTATTAGCAATAGATGGACGGAGAGTCCTTGTAGATAGTTCTCACAAGTCACTGAACTACTTACTTCAGTGCTCGGCAAGCATAATCGCCAAGCGGCAAATGGTTATAGCTAATGAGAAATTAAAAACCTTTCACACTAAACAACTCGCATTCATTCACGATGAATTGCAATACGAATGTGATCCGAAATATGTAGACGAGGTAAAACTTACACTTGAAAACTCAGCAATTGAAGCTGGAGTTTATTACAAACTTAGATGCCCAATCGCAGCAGAAGCCAAATCAGGATCTAACTGGAGCGAAGTCCACTAAGCAATGCAGTATATGTAAACAACATAAATTTATAACTGAATTTAAAATATGTAATACAACTCCTAAGAAAATACACTATAAACATTTTTGTAAAAGTTGCGATAACAAAATAAATAGAGAAAGAAGAGAGATTAGAAAAAATGCACCACCACAAACTGAACAATGTGAGTTATGTGGAAAGGTATGTAAGACGTATTTAGATCATTGCCATACAACCTTATCTTTTAGAGGTTGGTTATGTAATGAATGCAATACAGGTCTCGGTTCTTTTAAAGAAAATACTGAACTTTTACAAAAAGCAATAACTTATTTAAGCCCGAATGAAATTATTAATTGATTGCGACTACATAGTATATAAATGCTGTGCATCCGCAGAGACAGAACTTGATTTTGGTGACGATGTCATAGTTGTAACCTCATTATTTAGTGAGGCTTACAAATGTGTTCAAAGAGAATTAGAGCGAGTTAAAGACGAATTTCCTTTTCATGAGGAGATGCTGCTCTTTTTTACAAGCCCTAATAATTTTAGGAAAAAAATTTTACCGGAATACAAGGGTCATCGAAATCGAAAAAAGCCGTGTGGATTCAAAAGAGTTATAAATCAGCTCAAGAAAGATTACAAAGTAATTGTTAAACCTACTCTTGAAGCTGACGATAGCCTTGGGATTTATGCCACTAAATATAAAGGCAATATTATTGTCTCTCCTGACAAGGATATGAGGCAGATTGCTGGTAAATTATATGACTTTAAGGAAACTGTAGAGATCACCCCTGAAGAGGGAGCTAAGTGGCATTTAACACAGACATTAAGTGGCGACAACACTGATGGCTACAGCGGTGTGCCAGGAATTGGAATAAAACGTGCTGAAAAAATCTTTGAAGAGAAAGGCTACACATGGAAAGCAGTCGTAGAAACTTTTGAAGAGAAAGGCATGACAGCTGATGATGCATTAACTAATGCAAGACTCGCTCGAATATTAACTACTGATGACTACGACCATGAGAAAAAAGAACCAATCCTTTGGACCCCCACCTCCAATTACCAAATTGACAATTCAGCAAGACTTGAAGCTACGCCAGCTTGAGATCTTGTTGGCAAAACCTGAGACAAGGAAGGAAGATATCGCAACTGTGATGATAGCTCTTCAAGAACAAGCCTTTGTCTTATCAAACTGTATAGAAAACTTAGTTAAAAAATGGCCGAAACCACCAATAGCCGAGGACCCTCCTATTACAAACGAGGACCTGTCGATGTTTGGGATTTTATTAGACAACAGGGATTAAATTTTCACCTTGGAAACGTAATCAAATATGTATGTCGAGCCGGTTACAAAAACAATGACATCGAAGATCTATCAAAAGCAATCCACTACTTATCAAATGAAATCGAATTTAGAACCAAACAGAATTGCGAGAACTGGGAGAGTCCAACAATGGATCGACAACCCTAACTCTCGTCTGCCCGTATCATGCACAGTCTTCGTAGTTGAAGACTCTATGGAGGGAAATGAAGGAATCCAAGCAAGCTGGCAGTTTGTGTCGCATGCTCTTAGATATGGAGCAGGAGTCGCAGTCCACCTGTCGAAACTTAGACCAAAAGGAACAACAACAGATAAAGGACCTGATACACTCGTTGCATCAGGACCAGTGTCATTCGGAAAAATTTACTCAACATTAAATGAAATACTTAGAAGAGGGGGCACATACCGTAATGGGGCGTGTGTTCTGCACCTTGATATTGATCACCCCGATATTCTTGAGTTCGTGCAAGTCTCCAGACAAGAACTCCCATGGGTTAAACGATGTGTTGACCTCACCCCAGAGCTCTGGGCTAATACAGAAGCTGGAACAAAGGAAGCAATTATACGAGGGATTGCTAGAGGAGACATCTGGCTCAATAAAATAAGATATCACTATGACAAAGAAACTCAGTCACACCAACGGATCTGGTCGAATGTCTGCATTGAGGTTTACTTGCCCTCACGAGGCACATGCCTGTTACAGCACATCAATCTCGGTGCCTGTCGTATCGGAGAAGTACGAGAGAGTTTCCGTGAAGGTATGCAATCTTTGTGCGACCTCCATGGTAGGACAGGCGTTGGAGAATCTGGAGAGTACCTTCCGCCAGATGTCGATAGACAAGTCGGACTCGGAATGCTCGGTCTGGCCAACTTCCTCAGAAACAATAATATAACTTATGCTCAATTTGGTGAAGCATTAGAAGCTACCAATAATGGAAATGTATCTGATACACTAGCTGGATTTGCTGCAAGAGAGCTCTATTTAGGTATAGAGGAAGCTGCAAATGTAGCAAGAAGTCACAACATGGTGAGGGCATTTGCCATAGCTCCAACTGCATCGTGCTCATATAGAAGTAGAGACTTAAAAGGTTATACTTGTACTCCTGAAATAGCACCGCCTATTGCACGAACAGTGGATAGAGATTCAGGTGAATTTGGAGTGGAGCAAGTTCAATATGGCAACGTTGAGATAGCCAGCGAGGTAGGCTGGGATGTTTATAAGAAAGTAGCCGATCAAATAATGATCATGCTACATAGAACTGGATTGCTTCATGGCTATAGCTTCAATTCTTGGAGTGACATGGTGAATTACGATGAAGCTTTTGTAGAAGAGTGGTTGAAATCACCACAAACTTCTCTCTATTATTCTTTACAAGTAATGGGCGACACTCAAGATAAGTCTGATGCTTACGCAGCATTAGATCAATCCGAAGTTGATGATTACTTGGCAGAGATAATGAGCAACAAACCAGATGAAATCGGATGTGATTGTCAGCAATGAACCCCTATACAAAATTATTAAATAGAAAAAGAACTTGGACACCGGTCCAAACCACTAAAGGAAAATTAAAATATGGTGCAGAAGAAACCATCTACCGTTGTCTTGCAGTACGGACAATGGAACTACCAGTTGGCTCGTTTATATCTGAAGCTCTCTCGGAGATTCCTAAATTATCTAGAGAACTTCTGGAGTCAAACGTAAAAGATGAAGTTAAACATGACATAGCTCTCGAATATATCACTAACGCCCATGGTGTAGATGATGAAGCTGAAGCTGAAGCACTACGCTTACGAGAGGCTTGGATGAGTCATCCTGATCACACAGTATTAAAAGCATTGGTAATAGAACGAGCAATATTCTTTGTTCTTTTACCATTCTTTAGATTCAATGGTGATGCAGGATTAAGAACTGTAAGTGCAGATATATCTAGAGACGAGCAAATACATGTAGCCACAAATAGTCTGGTATGTACAGAGCTCGGTCTAACCCCTAGTCCCTCTTTAGACAAACTGAGGAAGGCAACAATTAACTGGATAATGCAACCACTTAAGAATGATCATGCCGATAGATATTTGAGCAAAAAATTTTGGCTCGATGCTAGTGATCGACTTATGTATGAGGGCAAGGCTCCAGAATTTAATGAAACAAAAGCTGCGAGAATGCCAGCTTTCTTTGAACATGCAAACACAAATCTCCCTCAATACTCTTAGGCTTCACAATGAAAGGCTAGATGAGTTAATTAAAAAACTTGAGGATAATTTCGCATGGAAACCCATCCATCCGAAAGAAGATGTACAGACCATCATGTACAGAGCTGGTCAAGCCAGCGTTATTGAATATATAAAATCCATAATGGAGGAAGAAATCTAATGTGCGCACCCGTACTACCGCTTCTTGGAGCGATAGGTGGCGTAGTCACTGCTGCATCATCACTAGGAATACTTGGTGGTCAAAAGCAGGGACAACCCCCTCAAAGAAATCAAACACCCCCACCATCTGCTCAAAACCCAGGTCCTCAGGCGGCTGGGGCTGGTGATGATGAGCAAATAAAAGCAGAGGATATAGAAGTTAAGCAAAACGCTAAACAGAAAAGAGATAAACAAACAACTAAGAAAGGTACAGGCGGTCTAGGGGCTAAAGATCCTGGCGTCAATACTGGAACTTCAGCTGACACCCCAGCCGGAGGAGTTAATACAGGTACAGATCCAGCGACATGATAGTAGCACGACAAAGATACAATCGACTTACCAATGGTCGTTCGCAGTTCCTTGACACCGCAGTTGATTGTAGTGAATTGACGTTGCCCTATTTAATTAAAGATGACATAAATGGTCCGAATCATAAGAGGTTAATTACCCCTTGGCAAAGCATCGGAGCCAAAGCGGTTGTGAATTTGAGTGCAAAGCTCGCCCTAGCACTTCTTCCTCCGCAAACAACATTCTTCAAATTACAAATAAGAGATGACAAGCTTGGTGTAGATCTACCAGCTGAAGTTAGAAGTGAGATGGATCTTTCTTTTTCTAAAATGGAAAGGATGGTTATGGATTACGTTAATGCTTCTACCGACAGAGTGATACTTAATCAAGCTTTAAAACATTTAATTGTATCTGGGAATGCATTAATATTTATGGGCAAGGATGGTCTCAAACATTTTCCCCTTAACCGTTTCGTTGTTAATAGAGATGGAAACGGGAACGTACTTGAGATTGTCACAAAGGAACTTATATCTCGTCAGGTTCTAGACGTAGACTTAGAAGAACCAATTCAACCCAACACTGGGATTGATGAAGACAAGTCTGATGAAAATGATGTTGAAGTATATACCTATGTTCGTTTAGAAAACGGACGTTGGATTTGGCATCAAGAAGTATTCGATAAAATTATTAAAGGAAGTAGGAGTAGTGCTCCTAAGAATACCAGTCCTTGGCTCCCTCTCAGATTTAATACTGTGGACGGAGAAGACTATGGACGTGGCAGAGTAGAAGAGTTCCTTGGGGATCTTAAATCTTTAGAAGGTTTGTCTCAAGCATTAACGGAAGGGGCTAGTGTAGCCTCGAAAGTTTTGTTTCTAGTCAGCCCCTCTTCAACCACGAAACCAAAAACCATTGCCCAAGCTGGGAATGGAGCGATTGTTCAGGGAAGAGCGGAAGATGTACAAGTAGTTCAGGTAGGAAAGACTGCTGATTTTCGAACAGCATCTGAAATGATTGCTACTTTAGAACGAAGAATTAATGAAGCTTTTCTTGTACTACAGATTAGACAAAGTGAAAGAACTACAGCAGAGGAGGTACGCCTCACTCAGCTAGAACTTGAGAAACAGTTAGGTGGTTTATTCAGTTTGTTAACGGTTGAATTTTTAATACCTTATCTAAATAGAACACTTCACATACTTCAAAGAAATAATCAAATTCCTAAAATTCCTAAAGACTTAGTTAGACCACAAATAATAGCTGGTGTTAATGCTTTAGGTAGAGGACAGGATAGAGAAAGCTTGACACAATTCATACAAACTTTGGCTCAAACTATTGGACCAGAAGCAACTATGAAGCATGTAGATCCAGCTGAATATATAAAACGACTAGCAGCTGCTCAAGGTATAGATGTTCTAAATCTAATTAAGAGTGATGAACAACTACAGAAAGAAATGCAGCAGCAACAAAAAGCAATGCAGCAACAGGAGATGACTAAACAGATGGGTCAACTTGCTAGAGCTCCAATAATGGACCCAAGTAAGAATCCATCAATGTTAGAAGAGCAGCCTGAAGCTACAGAAGAACAACCACCTATGGAAGAATAATGTCAGAAACTTTAACAGTAAATGATACTCCCCAACAGGAAGGGTTGACTGCTGAAGAGCAGGATTCCCTACAAGTTGGCGAGGAGATGGCTGAACAGCAAGGTGAATTACTTGCTGGTAAATATAAAAATGCTGAAGAATTAGAACAGGCATATGTTGAACTCCAAAAAAAATTAGGAGAGAAAGATGACGTACCCCAAGAAAAACAAGAAACCGAAGAAGTAGAAACAGAGGAATCTGAAGAATCTGAAGAGCCACAACTTTATCAAGAAGATGGTTCTGTAAATTACGAAACTGTTAGCAAAGATTATGGTGAGACCTTAAGTAATTTATTTAAGGAAAAGAATGTAGATCCATATAGTATTGCTGATCACTTCTATAAAAACAATGGTCAAATAACTCAAGAGATGCATGACCAATTAACTGGAGCTGGAATATCTAAAGAGGCAGTAGATGCTTATTTAGCTGGAAGAGCACAGGATATGGGAATGAACTCTCAAATTAGTGAAGCTAATATAAATTCAATTTATGAGTCAGTTGGCGGTGAGCAGAAATATAGATCTCTAATGACTTGGGCTAGTCAAAATCTATCTCAAGATTCTATTAATTCTTTTGATAATTTAGTAAATACTGGTGATCCTGCTTCTATCCAATTAGCAGTAAATGGCTTAGTAGCTAAGTACCAAAACGATAATGGTTATGAAGGAAGAATGTTAACAGGTAAAGCAGCTAAAACAAATACAGATGTATTTAGAAGTCAAGCCCAGCTTGTAGAAGCTATGGCTGATCCACGTTATGACAGAGACCCAGCATATAGACAAGACGTTATATCAAAGCTTGATAGATCAGATCTCAAATTTTAACAATGGAATACACAACATTAAGGGAGCCAACCAAAACTCCTAAATCACGACAGAAAAAAGCACAACAAAGTAGATGCCCATCTGGTTTCAGGTGGGACAGCAAGAAAGGCAAATGCGTTCAAGCATCAGTAGGTTCAGAATATAGACCATGAAAACAAAGGATCTAGATACCTTACTTGAGAACGAATACGCTTACGAACCACCCATACAAGTATTACCAAAACAAAAACTAATGACACCCGAAGCAGAAAGATTTAATGGCTGGGCAGCAATGCTTGGCATCGTTGCAGCTATAGGAGCATACGTGACTACAGGTCAGATAATTCCAGGAATTTTCTAAAAAAAGAGGCGGCTCGAATCGTATCGTAACCCGCCCAAATTTTTTTATTTCTATTTAAATGGCAGCAATTCAACTCAGTAGAGAAGCAACTACCAACAATTGGGAGAGGTTTTGTGAGTGGGTTACTAGCACTAATAATCGGCTATACCTTGGCTGGTTCGGTGTGCTTATGATACCTTGCTTACTAACTGCAACCACTTGCTTTATACTCGCCTTCATCGCAGCACCGCCTGTAGACATAGACGGCATACGTGAGCCAGTATCAGGCTCGTTGTTGTACGGAAACAACATTATTAGTGGAGCTGTAGTTCCAAGCTCCAACGCAATAGGACTGCACTTTTACCCGATCTGGGAAGCTGGCACTTTGGACGAGTGGCTATATAACGGCGGACCATATCAACTCATTGTCTTTCACTTCTTAATAGGAGTAGCAGCATATGCTGGTAGACAGTGGGAACTTTCATACCGACTAGGCATGAGACCTTGGATCTTTGTAGCTTACACAGCTCCATTGTCAGCAGCCGCAGCGGTTTTTCTCGTTTACCCTTTCGGACAGGGGAGTTTCAGTGATGGTATGCCTCTTGGTATCTCTGGCACTTTTAACTTTATGTTCGTATTCCAAGCAGAACACAATATCCTTATGCATCCGTTCCACATGCTCGGTGTTGCTGGGGTATTCGGTGGAGCTTTGTTCGCTGCTATGCATGGAAGTCTCGTTACTTCCTCGATTATTAAGGAAACAACAGACGAGGTCTCGCAGAACTATGGCTATAAATTTGGTCAAGACCAAGAGACATATAACATCGTTGCAGCTCATGGCTACTTCGGTCGCTTAATTTTCCAATATGCGAGTTTCAATAATAGCCGTGCTCTTCATTTCTTTCTTGGTACTTGGCCGGTTGTTGGCATATGGCTGACATCCATGGGTGTATGTACTATGGCATTTAATTTAAATGGCTTTAACTTTAATCAATCAGTAGTTGATGCTAATGGAAAAGTTATACCTACATGGGCAGATATTGTTAACAGACAGAACCTCGGTTTCGAGGTTATGCACGAACGTAACGCTCATAATTTTCCACTTGATTTAGCTTCAATCGAAGCTACAGAAGTGGCACTTACAGCCCCAGAAATTGGTTAGTTGTATTTAAATGACCTTTATCCCACCATATTGGTACTATACCGAGAGGGTAATCCACCCTAAACCAGAAGTAGATTACGTAATTGATGTTTTCAAGGAGAAGATCCCATTAAATCAAAGTAAGAACATCTCTAGTTATAGTATTAATAATCGTCCAGAAGTCATTTGGAGTAAAAGATATAGTGAAATAGTTGAGAATATAGTTGTTCAACTAGGTTTGCGTAAATCGTTTAACTATAGATATGAATCTTGGGGACAGCTTTACACTAAAGGTTTAGAGCATGATTATCATAATCATACCGAATTTAAAGAAACTAACGAAGCTACTATTAGCTTTGTTCACTACATAAAAAATGGTAACGAACCAAATTTTAGATTCATTAATCTAGATACTGATCAAATACACATACCAAAACAAGAAGAAGGTGACATATTAATTTTCCCTTCGTACTTATTTCACAAAGTTATTCCAAACAAATCAGATAAAAACCGATTTGTGATATCAGGAAATATTGCATTTACACCCCCAAAAATTAATTGAAAAATTTTTGTTTATATCTATCCTTAATCACTAACTTATTTATATGCTCTGGCGTTATCCGCCATTGGAACAGTATGAAAACACAAGATCCAGAAATTCTAAAAATACAGAGACAAGTAGATAAATTACTTGAAGAATATAGACAAGAACAGTACCAAAGAAAAGACGAACCAGAAGGAGATCCATCTTATTAACATGACAGAAAATCAAAGACACTGGAAACAGACAACAACAGGTAGAAAGAATATACCTATTGAAGAGTTTGGAAAACAGTCAAAGAAAACTAAGAAATCAAAAGAACCTGAATCTTTAGAAGAAGCTCTTACAGGAGAGTAAAGATGTCAGTAACTGATCCTGAAAAGGTAGAATTTATTCAGGGTTTAACTAAAGATGTTATTCATGGTAGGAGATTATTTTTTGATCATCTAGTAAATACTGCTGAAGTAGTAGAAAAGTTATGTAAAGATATTGGCATTAAAGAGAATAGATATTTAATTGATGCGGCACTTTTCCATTCAGTATACGGTACTCATTATTTTGAAAATAAAAATGATACTACTAGAGAACAGGTTACTCTTTTAATAGGTGAAAAGGCAGAAACATTAGTTAATTTGTTTTGCACTTTACCTGAGAGACAAATTCAAATTCTTCAACATAAGTTTAAACCAGATCAGATGCAAAGAGATTTGTATATCTTGGAGTATGGGAATACGTTGGAGCAGACTATTTGTGATGTTCGATCAATAGGATATCCAAATCCAATATGTATTTTCATTTTGAAATTATTGAGAGCAAATTTAATTGATCATTACAATTTACAGGTTCCACCATTTGAAGAATCTCTAATAGTAAACTAGCAACCACGTCCGTTCATCCTTTATGAGGACGCATGAAACCTAATCATGGAACGGGGATTAGGTATATGGAGATTACCCATGAAAGTAACCTACGTATATCGTGGCATTGCTTACACAAAAATAGTTAAGTGAAGCTAAATTCTTTTTGGGCTGCAACCATTTCGGTTGTGGCTCTTTTTTGTTTTATAGAAGGTTTACACGTTCTATATCACATGAGAGAAGAGACACCTCAGAGTCGGATCTCTTTTCAATATGGCTTTTGACCCTTACGAGGATACTCATCAGCCGTCTAGACGGTGGGATAGACCACGCACTAAATCGAGTCTTATATAAAACAAGTAAGATTCCTATATTTTCACATGTGAAGACGACAATATATACCTTTAATTTTTAACTGAAAAATGGCTAACGCTAATCAAGTCGCTTTAGGTAGAAGTAATCTATCTACAGGTACTGGTTATGGTGGCGCAACCGATAAGTACGCCCTGTATTTAAAGCTGTTCTCTGGTAATTAATTTTGCCCACATAAGAAGTGATTCCTATGAATGAATCGGATGAATTGCTGGAAGCCTAAGTCGCAAGATATGGTAATCAGCAGCCAAGCCTCTTACGCTTAAGAGGAAGGTTCAGAGACTACATGGAGTTCTAAGCGTAGAACGTAATACATGAAAAGCGTCCGACTACTTAATGAGTAGAAGATATAGTCCGTGCCTTATTGAAAGATAAGGAAAACATGGAAATGTTCAAAGGTTTCCAGCATGAAACAATTGCTAGAGATCTTGTAACTAAGAGAACACTTAAGAACGGCAAATCATTGCAGTTCATCTACACAGGTCGTATGACGAGTTCGTTCCATACGCCAGGAACCCCAATTTTGGGAAATGCTGACAAGGCTCCTCCAGTTGCAGAGAAGACCATCGTAATGGATGATCTACTAATCAGCTCTGCATTTGTTTATGACCTAGACGAGACACTTGCTCACTACGAATTAAGAGGAGAAATATCTAAGAAGATCGGATATGCTCTTGCTGAAAAATATGACAGACTTATCTTCCGTTCTATAACACGAGGAGCTAGGGCTGCATCCCCAGTTACTGCAACTAACTTTGTAGAACCTGGCGGAACACAAATCAGAGTTGGATCTACAACTAACGATTCTGATGCTTATAACGCTGGAAACCTAGTAAACGCATTCTACGATGCAGCTGCTGCTCTTGACGAAAAGGGAGTTAGTTCTGATGGTAGATGTGCTGTACTAAACCCACGTCAATACTATGCACTTATCCAAGACGTTGGCTCTAACGGATTAGTTAATAGAGACGTTCAGGGTTCTGCTTTACAAGGCGGAAGTGGCGTTATAGAGATCGCTGGAATCCACATCTACAAGTCAATGAATATTCCTTTCCTTGGCAAGTATGGTGTTGCTTACGGCGGTACAACAGGTGAGACTTCTCCTGGAAATCTTGGTTCTTTCATTGGACCTACACCTGAGAACGCAAACGCAACAGGCGGAGTTAACAATGACTACGGTACTAACGCTGAGTTAGGTGCTAAGTCTTGTGGACTTATCTTCCAAAAGGAAGCTGCTGGTGTTGTTGAAGCAATTGGACCACAAGTTCAAGTAACAAATGGTGATGTTTCTGTAATCTACCAAGGTGATGTGATCTTAGGTCGCATGGCTATGGGTGCAGACTACTTAAACCCAGCTGCTGCTGTTGAATTATATGTTGGTGCTACTGCTCCTTCAGGATTCTAATTTATACACTTTATACGGGAGCTTCGGCTCCCTTTTTTTTTATGTCAACTCCCACAACAATAGATACCGAGACCGAACTCTCCGCCGTAAATACGATTCTGGGAGCTATTGGTCAATCTCCGGTTACAACATTAGGAACAGTAACTTCAGATACCACTAATACAGCTTCTGAAATTGCTAACACTTTCGAAAACCCAGAGATAGCACTTATATATCAAATACTCAAAGAGTGTAATATGGATGTCCAAAATGAAGGTTGGACATTTAATAGAGAAGACCACGTTAAATTTATACCCGACTCATCAACAAAGGAAATAACAATACCTACGAATGTCTTACGTATGGATTCAGAAAATCCAGAAGATAAAACTGTAGTTCCTATTAGAAGAAATGGAAAATTATATGACAAGGTAGAGCATACATATACATGGGATGACGAAGAGATTTATCTAAATGTTGTTTACCTGTTCCCTTATGATGACCTTCCTTCAGTATTTAAAAGATACATAACTTACAAAGCAGCTGGTAGAGCAGCCACACAGATGGTTACTAACTCTCAGTTAGTTCAACTTTTACAAGTGCAAGAGCAAATGTCTAGAGCTGCATGTTTGGAATATGAATGTAATCAAGGTGACTACAACATGCTAGGCATGCCACATGAAACACATTATTCCACATATAAACCTTTCAAAGCATTGCAGAGATAATGTCAACAGTAACCCAATTAGTACCTAATTATGTCTTAGGTATATCAGAACAGCCTGACGAACTTAAACTAGCTGGACAAGTTAAAGACTTGCAGAATGCTATCCCAGATGTGACATTGGGTTGCGTTAAACGGCCAGGAAGCAAGTTCGTCACTAGGATTACACCAAGTAGTGGAACTCTCAGTTGGTTTCATATTTATAATGATTCTGATACTCAATACATAGGTAACGTAAGTACATCAGGTGTTTTTCAAATATGGAGGACAAGTGATGGTGCATCTATACCTGTCGATTATTCAGGAGTAACAGGAACTAATGCTGCAACCTACTTAAGCGGTTGGTCTGACCCCACAGATATTCAAGCTTTAACTATTAACGAAAATACTTTCTTTACTAATAGAACTATAAATACACAGATGAAATCAGGAGCATCTGATAAATCTCCAGCTTTAGTAAATGAAGTAATAGTTGAAATAAAAACAATATCTTACGGTAAACAATACGCCTTAAATATTTATGATCCAGCAAATCCTGGAACTCCAATAACTGAAACTAGAGCCACATCAATAGCTGCTAGAAATGATTTTACTTCTACTACATCAAATGATGGTTCTTGTAAAAGCATGGGTAGAGAAGTCATTAACGCTACAGCATCTGGGAAAAAAAATTTAAGGTATGACATCGATGTTAGATGCATACCTGTAGTTGATCCAAATAATATTGGTGATAGCTCTAACGGACCTGAATATAATGATGCCTACACTGAATTTGCTAAATTACAATTTGGTGGAGAAGGTTGGACAACAGGAAATACACACAGCTACACAACAGAAAAAGGTGGTACTGGAACTGTAGAAATTAAAAGTCATACAATCATGCGTTCTTCTGCAAACATTGCAGCAGTTCGTCCTGCGGCTACATCGTCTAGTGCTGATGAGGCTGTTACAGCTTCAGGAATATTGGGAGATATGAAGGCTTCATTGGATGCTATCTCTGGTACAGGTATTACAGCAACCATTACTGGTAACTGCTTGCATATGAAGCGGTCAACACCATTTGCTGTCAGTACTCCTGAACCCCAATTAATGAATGTAATTACTAATCGGGCTAACACTGTTGCACAATTACCTACTAATTGCAGACATAATTATGTGGTTAAGATTGTAAACAGTGGAGATGAGGATGATGATTTTTACTTAAAGTTTAGGCAGTCTAATGCTGGTACAGCTAATCAGGACTATTTTGGTGAAGGCGTATGGGAGGAATGCCCAGCTCCTAACATTGAGATAGAAATAGATAAGGATACTATGCCTGTCAGACTTATTAGAGAGCTGCCAGGAAATACATATCCCAACGGAAGATTTATTTGTGAGTCAATTGACTATACAAAGCGAGATGTTGGAGATGACAACACTAACCCTGTTCCGAGCTTTATAGGTAGTCCACTTCAAAAGATGCTGTTCTTTAGAAATAGATTAGTTGTATTAAGTCAGAACAATGTTATTACTTCTAAGACTAACGACTTCTTTAATTTCTTTAGTACATCAGCAATGACCGAAACGTCAGCTGACCCTATAGATTTACAGGCGAGTTCAACATACCCAACAAAGATATTTGATGGTATAGAAGTAAATGCTGGTCTTTTACTATTGAGTTCTAACCAACAGTTTCTGTTCACTACGGATAGTGATGCTCTAACTCCAACAACAGCAAAAGTAAATTATTTAGCATCTTATAATTACAACCCAAAAACAGTTCCATATTCATTAGGAACTAGCTCTGGATTTATAAATAGTACTGGAAAAAATTCCAGAATTTTCGAAATTGCAGATATAAAACGAGAGGGTGAACCCACTGTTTTAGAGCAAAGCAAACTGGTATCAAAGAAGTTACCTATTGATCTAACTATACCGACTAGCTCCAGAGAGAATAGCCTCTTACTTTTAGGGGCAAAAAATCGAAACGAAGTTTGGTGTTTTAGATACTACAGTAATGGTGAAAGACGAGTACAGTCTGCGTGGTTTAGATGGTCCTTATCTGGGGATTTAGTTCATCATGTAATTTTAGATGATGTTTATTATGTTGTAGTTAAAAATGGAACGGAGTATATTCTTGAATCTATAGATGTTAAAAAGCAAGATACTACAGAAATAATAGGGGCAGAAAATTATCCAATTCATCTGGACAGACATACAGAAATGTCTGCTCTATCATCAGGCTCCTATAGTGCAACCACCAAAAAAACTACATTTGCTAGACCTACAGGTTTCACGAGTACAGCTCAATTAGCTGTGTACAATCACAATTCAGGAAATGATCTAGGTAGGTATGCTTTAGCAAACGCTGTTTCTGGTAGTACTACTAACTTAGAAGTTGAAGGTGATTGGACCGGTACTACATTTATGCTGGGTTATTTATTTGATTTCCTTGTAGAGATACCAACTATATATGTAACTCAGGCAGCTGCTGGAAAAAGTCGTTCAGATACAAGATCATCATTAGTAGTTCATAGATTGCATTTTGCATTTGGTGAAGTCGGAAATATTAATACAACAATTAAACGAAAAGGAAGAGTTGACTATACAACTAATTTCAGTGCAGCTGAGATTGATTCTATTGGTTCAAACGAATTACCAATAGTCGCAGATTATATTCAAACTATTCCTATATACGAAAGAAATATAAATTTAACCGTACAAATTAAATCAACCCACCCTTCGCCAGCTACTCTCCATTCGATGAACTGGGAAGGGGATTACAACCCCCGATATTATAGACGTGTCTAAAGTAACAATCCGCCCAGCCACTAAAGAAGTGGCTTTAGAAGTTGCTCATAACTTACGTTCAGATGATTATCGAGAACTAGTTGAGGGTTATGGATTACTACCCAGTATCCATCTCCCTCTTTTTTTAGAAACTGGAGAAAATATCTACTTCACTATGCCAAACGGCAAGACTGCTGGCATGGCTGGCGTGAATGATGATGGAAGAGTATGGATGTTATGTACACCTGTTATACATCAATACCCTTTTGCATTCTCTAGAGAAGCTAAACGCTGGATCGATAAAAGATCTGAACGATTGTTATGGAATGTTTGCGATAAACGCAACACAGCACACCTAAGACTATTAAAGTTTTTGGGCTTTAAATTTCTTCGAGAAGTTTTACATGGTCCAAATTATTTACCATTTATTGAATTTTGTAAAATACCATGTGTTCAAAAGGAGGATTAACGGCTGGGCAAAGTGCTTGGGCCGGATTTGGTCTCGATGCATTCGGTGCATTAGGAGGGTATTTCCAACAACGTAGAGATACTCGTAGACAAAACGAAGCGATAGCTAGACAGAATCGCTTACTTATAAACGCTTATGACACTAAGAATCGTAATGCAGAAAATGCATGGAATAACGATAAATTAGATCTCGATATAGCGGTAGAAAATAAGTATCGTGAAACTATAGATGCCATTAGCGAAGCTCAGGCAAAGGCAAGAGAAACAATGGGTCAATCTGCTATAGCCCAACAGCAGATATTAACCAAAATGATTAATGCCAGTGCTGGAAGAGAGCAAACTGGTAGAAGAACTGGAAGAAAAAACTTTGCTGAACTAGGAGCACAGTGGGCGGCTCAAGGAGCATCTGCTTCGTTCGCTAGAGATAGTGCAATTCTATTTCAAGATAGAGCTGGAAAGAGTATGTCTGCATTTGCCGGTGGAAAATATGTTGAGTATATAACTGGTAGACCAAGCCCAGCTGCTCCACCACTATTGCAAGCATTTAAAAAAGGTCCGAGTTTCTTAAATACAGCATTATCTATAGCTGGATCTGCGTTAAGTCGATATAACCAATACAAAAAAGCCACTGACAAGCCAGGCTGGGGCAACGCTTTGAAGTCAGGTAAGACAGGAGCAGAAAATATACCTTGGCAACAAGATCCAAATCAAGGTGGTCCATCTCTCTCAGAATCGTTCACATATGGTAAGGATCATGGGTTCGATATGGATGTTCCTAGATACGAGTCACCTGTGAATATGTTTGGTGGTTCAGGAGTACAAGCTGAAATGGATGATTGGTTTGATAGTAAACGAAACTTTAGTTCAGAAAATGAGCTTGGTATTGATTGGCAAAATAGCTTTGGCATAGGAGGTGACAAATAATGTCTTACAGAAGAGTACTTGACAATTTAACTCAGGGAGAAGAAGCCAACGTAACTCGTGCAGGAAAATACAATCAAGATTGGGTCAGCGATGAGAGGAAAAGAGATTTAGCTCAACTAGATGCTATTAAAGGTTTCTCTCAAAAATTAGATCAATTTGTACAAGAGAAGTACAAAAGAGATGATGCCCAGTTACAGGCAGATATGGAGCTTAAGGTTGCTGAAGAGCATTTAGAAGCTAAAGAGCAAACTGGAGATGCCAATATTTCTGAAGAGGAAAATATTCAATATATAAAAAATAAAGAGGATATTTTAATAAATGAGAAAGATTTAGCTAAAGCAGCTAATTCTGCATTAGAGAAAGGTGCATCTTTTCAGGAAGCTAAACAGATACATAATCTATCTGGTGCAGCTCTCTATTACTATGTACGAGCAAAATCAAAAATAGCGGCTGATAATTATGAAGATTGGATAGCCGGTGAAATGAAAAAGAATAACACTTTAGAATTAGAGGCTAATGGAGTTGAATTTACACCTCAAACTGCTGAGACTTTAGATCAAAAGAAGATCGCTATGAAAGCTCTCAGGAGAGAGTATATGAGGCAGAATGATTTAGCTTCAGTTAACCCAGCCCTATTAAATGATGATGATGTTGGTTTTTATGATAAAGCTATCCAGTCTCACGATAAGTTATATAAAGAGTATGAAAAAGATGATGCAATAAAAACTGGTATTAATGATCGTTTAGAGGCTGCTAACCAATTTAAAATAGATAAAGATTTTGAAGCACTATTCGGTAAAATTAAAATTACTGCTAAAGAAAATGGGGATGGACATAGTTATAAGGATGTTTTAGATGAGACTTTCGAGGTACTTAAAGACTCAGTCCTGAATGGTGATATAGAGTTCGAAGACTTAGAAGAAATTAAAAATCAAAAGATAACTGTAGACGGTAAACAGACTACTGTTGGCAGATGGAAAACTAGATGGAGAGAGTTAGAAACTGAACTAGCAACAGAAGAAAAAAATAGAACACAAGCAAGATTAGATAAATTTATTGCTGCTAAAAAAGATATTGAAGCTGATTGGAAAGAGTTAGAAGTTAGTAGTGAAGATCCAATTAGTGATGAAGATAAAGCTAAATTTATTAAAAGATGGACTGATGAAACAGGAGAGGAAAATCCTCCAGCGTGGATGAATGATTATTTAACTGCTGAAGATAATAATGACACAGACACTTTAGAGTTCCATTTAGATCAATCGGCTGGAGGTAGAGGTTATCTCATAGAAGCTGATTTATTTGGCATGTCAAAAGCAGTCAAGAAGAAATACAAAGGAGATATCAAAAAAAGTGAAGATATACTAAAAGATAATGCCTTTCAGAAAAAAGCTGAAAGATCAATTAAGGCTTCACTAACAACAATTCTTGAGGTATCTGCTGATGACTCTACGGCAGAATATGATAATGCTTTAACTAATGCTGAAGCAGATTATGAAAATGAGTACTTAGCTGCTCTTACATATACTGAACCAGAGCAAGCTCATAAAATTGCGATACAAGCAGTTAAGGATAAGTTTGCTGGGAAAGATGGGAAGATCGATAAAAATGATCGTTATAGAAGTCCTTATTTCAAACAGAAAAGGGTAAATAAGGAGAAGATAAAACAACAAGTTAAAGAAAATAGAGAAGTTGTTCGTTTTCTAGAAAAAGGTGCAGCTGATCTTGAAGATGATGAGAACTTACTGGATTTTGTAAAAAACAATAAATTACCGTATGTTGATGAACATCTTGAATTAGCAAGAAATTATAAGAAAGATGGATCTAAAAAAGTTCCAGATTACTTTAAGAGGATTGCTAGAAAGGTTCCCTATCTTGAAGGTTGGGATATTATGGATGCTCAATTAAAACTAGATCAGAAGTTAAAGGGAGAGAAACAAGATGGAGCTGGCGATCGACCATTAGATAACGAAGTCTTAAAAGATGAAAGTCTTAAAGATGTAAATAGAAAACTTACATATAAATCCAACCAATTCAGTATTCATCAGGCAGGAATTGATCTTTTAGATACCAAACAATATCTCGATTCTACGGACGAGTATTCGGTATTTAAGTCAATGTACAATACTGATCAAAATTTAATGATGCCTGGAATTAATTTATCCGGAGTTTAAATGCAGGAACTAGATGAAGAGTATATCTTCAGAAAAGCCGGTGAGTTTATGGATCAAAACTTACAAGAAGAATTAGATATACAACCTGACAAACAAGAAGTAAATGAAGAGACAGTAGCCGAGGAAGATGAATCTCGATTTATAGTTGATGGACAAGATTTACGTAATCATCCTCAATTTGAACAGCTTCGCTTAGATATTCCTTGGCAAGAAGGTGAAGGTGGCTGGGGCTATCAACAGAAGTTTCCTGATATTTATACAGGAAAAACTGCAACAGAAAATGCCCAAATTTTCTTAAAAAGGAAACACGCTTTTAAAGGTGATATTCCTATGGAGATACGAAATGGTATCTACAAAGGTGGTATTGATCTTGTTTCATCCATACTTACGGCTCCAGAACGATTGGTCGATATGACACCTTACATCGGTCAAATGAAAAGAGGACCTGATGGTGGAATGATCAACCGTTACACAGGAGAAAAATACGAATTAGATTGGGACCCATTAAAGAATGTCAAAGATCCTTGGCAAAATGCATGGTGGGGAACACTCGTACAAGGTGTCACTAAATATGGTTTAGGTGCTCGTATTGCGAGAGGAGCTGGTGTTAAGGGGCTCATGAAACAGGAAGCTATTGTTGCTGGTTTATCAGAATATTCTCAAGGGGATAACGTATCAGGACAAATAGCGGAAAGAATGCCTTGGACGAAACATGTATTTGGTTCAATTGCTACGAACGATACTGATTCACCATTAATGCTTACTCTAAAGAATGTTCTTGAGGAGATGGCATTAGGTAAAGTATTCGATCATATAGTTGGAATTTGGAATCCAAAAAATTCTTCAGCAATTGTTAAAGCTAGAAGGGCTGACGTTGAAGATCAAATCGTAAAAAAAGGTGCAGCTGAATTAGCTGAAGAAATTGAATATGATAAAAACTTTCGTGTTTATGATGGTAAGCAATTAACTGGAGAAACTATCGATGTTGATGTAATACCTGATCCTCCTGAATTAGGTGGGAGAGTAGACAATCTTGTCGAAGGTACTAATAAACCAAAACCAACTACAGCTATAACTAGATCTGGGATGAGAGGGCATAAAAACAAGCCAATAGCCCAGCCTGGACAGGGATCTCCTACATCCAACTATAAACAGGGAGATTTATTTAGTATTCATAGACAGTTAAATAGAATAGACGATTCATTCGGTGTAGAGAAAGATATAGGTGGAACTGACTCTGTCATGTCACCCTTACAAGCTGAGAGAGCTGCAAGAGATTCCGGTTATTCAGTTAAGTTTTTACAAGCTAAAGCTAAAGAACTCTTAGGTGAAGAAAAGTTCAAAGAGATGATGAAGGAGTTCCGTGCTAAAGGGACACCTTTTAGAGAAGGATTTGAGCCAGCCTATAGACGAGTTCAAGAAATGATGGGACGGAATTGGCAAGATAAGACAACTCAGGAATTTTGGGAACCTATAGAATCTCAGTTAAAAGCTAGAACTGGAGATGATGCATGGATGAAGAGCGAAGATTACTGGTCAGTTGGTAATGTTTTAGTTGCTGACTTAGTAAATGGAGCTCTATTTAAAGAACTTAGAAACTTAGGAATAGCTGGTAAGGAACTTATAGACGTAGCAGATGTATTTGCACCTGATAGTTTGATGCAAGCTATCGAAGATAAGTTGATTGTTGGTTTGATGAATACAAAACGTACTCGTTATTTCACAGGTAAAAAGCTTGCAGAATTAAGAACTATAGGTTCTAAAAAAGCTGCTAGAGAAGCTGCAAAAGATATCGCCGATATGCATAAGGAAACTGTAGACGG